GTCTGCATGTCGTCAGCCGGGACTGTCAGATACACCGGAAAGCCCGGAATGGTTTTAATATAACTCAAAAGAAAAGGGGGCACAAGGCCCCCTTTTTCATCAGGACGAACCGGGGGATGCGTACATTCCCAATGGATCAGACCAGCCGAACGAATAACGCTCGCGAGACTTGTAACGCACGTTGCCGGTGTCAAAGTCGCCGTCCATGCTGTTAGACAGCGGAGTACGGACAAAGTGCTTCATACCGTTAGGCACGTCGGTAGTCAGATACCAACCATTGTTATCGGTCAAGAAGTGGTTTTGTGTGTACCCTTCAGGGATAGAACCATTGTTCTTCAGTGCATTGATATCGTTGTCGGCAGTTCCAACGCGGAGGCTGGTTTCCAACAGGCGGGTAGCCACGAATTGCAATGAAGGAGGAACAATCAACTTCTTAGGCTTAGCAGCGATCAACAAACCACGCTCGTCAGTCCAAGCAGCGATCTGAATAACAGCGTTTTCCAACGAAGTTTCATTCAAGTCAGCAGCAGTGGAAGGACGATTGGAGTTAGTGCCACCGTTAATCAGCGGGTGAGCAGTGCTGAACAGAGAAACGCCATCACCGCCGGTATAAGCGGCAGAGAAACCGTTGTTCAAAACAGCAGCAGCTTTAACCTGCTTGGTGTAGGACATAGCACGAGCCAAACCTTTGGTGTAACGAGCAGACAAGCTGTCGTACAAGTTATCTTCGATGGCCTCTTCGGTCAACGAGAAACCCAAAGCAATGGTTTCGTGGTTATATCGAGCAGTCCATGCTTCCTGTGCATTGTCATAAGCGATGGCTTGGCCTTCGTTTTTAACTGGAGCAGCAGAGAAACCAGACAGTTTGGTCTCTTCTTCAAAAGAACGCTCTGAAGTTTCGGTTTCATAAATCTCTTTATGTTCCTCGCCGTAGCGAGCATATTCCAAACCAAACAAAGCATTCAAACCGGGAAGGAGTTCCTTCAGTAGTTGTGCGCGTGAAATAGCCATTTAAGTAACTCCTTATGCGCCAGTGGCGGAATAGTAGCCATGCAGACCTTGGTTCAACTTAACCAAGATTTCAGGATACTGAGTGAAAACCACAGTCGATGTGTAAACACCAGAGTTCAATGTGAATGTGGCGGCTTGGTTCAGCACAACGGAAGTTGCGCCTGCTGCGGCTGCGGTATCAACAAAAGAACCTGTCTGTGCGATTTGACCGTTTGTGGTCAACACAGAAACGTCTGTACCAACTGGCAATGCAAAAGGCAGAGCACTCACGGTCAAGGTAGTTGTACCTGAACTGAAAGTAGCTGTACCCAAATCAACTGCTGTGTCAGGAACAACACCAATCACGCGCAAAGGCAAGCTGGTAGTAACAGGAGTGTTGGTTGGAGCCAAAACTGCGTTAGCAGAGTTACCAGTGGTTGTGCTGCCGGTATTGTTGATAGCTGACAGGTTAGTGCCAATCATCGCCAAAGCGCCAGAAGCGACAGTAGTGCCAGAAGAACACACAACAGCCTTAAACACAGCATCAGGGTCATCCAACACGTAGGCTTCGCAGTCGCCAGCGGCGGTGCTTGCGGGCCAGTATTGGCTGAATTGCTTTTGCTTAGTCAGAGGGTTGGTGAATGTGCAGCCCAAGAAAATACCGACGGTCTGGTTAAGAGTGTCGCCGGTAGAAACTGTGGCGCGTGTGGCGAAGCCACGGGCTAGAACAACGAAGTCACCATAGAAGATGTCAGTCGCATAACCGTACTGGATGGGGTACATACGGGTAGAACCCGCAAATACTTGACCGCCAATCAGGTTCTGTGCCAACAGCCCATATGGAGCTGATACGACAGGATATGCCATTTAAAAACTCCTTGAATTAAACACCTTTGCCAAAGCTTGTCGAAGACTTGTTCTCTCTAAAGAGCGGCATCCTCGGGTCACTTTGACGCATTAGGCTATTGTCTACAGCATCCGTTTGAGCTTGTGTCATTTCCGCAAAAAATTCATTGCGTTGTTCCATAAACTCAGACGGGCACTTGCAAAGCAACAACCCACCAATTTCGATATTATTTTTAAATCGACTATCGGGGTCGATTAAGAACTGAAACTTCGGTTGTTCTTCGATTGCGACTGGCTCCCAACCTTCCCGGAACTTGCCGGAGATGTTTCGCTGGTCAACTTTATCTAAAACTGTTATCCGAATCCATCTGTACGCATATCCCGGCTGTTTATCAGGCTCAGGAAGGAGTTCCGCTTGCTGCCACTTTTTAGGGCGTTCTTGCGTTGCTCTGCTCTGCATTTCACGCGACAATCTGCTTTCTGCTACTTTTACGTCTGTTGCCATCTTAGGCCTCCAATTTCATTGCTTCACGAGCGTACTGCTCGTTGGTTAACTTCAATTTTTTAGCCAAGGCAACTTGTGTCTTTGTTAGCACTACCTGTTTAGGGGCGGTACTACGTCTAGCAGGTGCAACGACTGTGCTTGGTTTTGTACGTTGAGGTTTGTCCTCATCGTTGTTTGTAGTAGCCGAAAATTCTTCTGGGAATCTGCGTCTGACTTCTTTGTCAATACTGCCGTAGTATTCGTCAGTACCTATGTATCCACGTCCGTACCGTTCTGCAAGCTCTTCGTGGACTCCTTCAGCAAATTTGCGCATCGCCAACTTGTTTCGGTCTACAAACCATGGGTTGTTCGAGACCCAGTTAGCGACCTTAGGATCCATCTGCTGACTTGCAGGCTGGTTAGTTTGGGTAGTTTGTACACGATTTTCTTCAACTTGTACAGTAGGCCTGAAATTTTTTGCTTTATCAAGCTTCATTTCTGCCCGAACTAACTCCTTCTGTGCAGCCAAAAGCTTGTCGGAATCACCGGAGTCATAAGCCTCTTTGTAATTCCGTTCAGCTTTGTCAACTTCCATTTCAGCAGAACTTTGGTACGTAGAAATTAATTCTTTCTCGCCAGTTTGCAGCATAGACTTGAGTCTTTTATTCTCGTCTAAAATGCGTTCAGCGACTGTTAGCGCTTCCTGTTGTTCACGGAAAGCAGCTTCTTTTGCTCGACGTTCATCATGCCAAGCCTTTTTATATTGCTTGAACTTGACTTTTACGTTCTTGCTGTACTCCTCGGACTCATCAGCCTTCTCAAGTTCTTGCTGTGTGTTTTGATCCAAAGGAGGTGTTGCAAATTGATCCTCTTGGGGGGTGTCATCGACGACTTTTACTTCTACGTCATCATCTCCCTCAATCTGGATATCTACCTCTTGGGCTTTTTCGTCTTCAAGTTCATCAGGGAACTTATATTCACCACCAAATCTTGACATGTACGCTCCTTATTTGCGTTTGATGCCACGGGGGTCTTCTACAACACCTTCGACTGAGTCGTCGTTGATGATGCGGAATTCTCGTCCGTGGATGAGTAAACGTGAGCCTGCGTTGGGTCGAGTCAACACAAAATCACCTTTTTGACACCAAGGCCCAGTAGGGAACTTTGCCTTGTCCATATAGCAGTCTGGGCCAAGGTCGACAACAAACAAAACTGTAGTGAGCAGTTCGTCGTATCGCAAGGTCTCGTCTGCTTTGATGATCCCGATATCACCCTCATACTCTTTCTCCTGTTCGGGGATCGCGCACAGGATTTTGTAGCCCGCAGGCTTTGGTAGTTGAGTTGCCTTCTCTTCATCTTTCTTGTGCATGATTGCCGATAAATCGACTGCCAGTCCAAGATCTAAGGTTTCACTCATCCGAGTTCTCCATGTTTTTCGTCAGGTCTGTGATGTATCTACGAGCGGTGAGCAGACCTGTAATTTCCCCACACATCCCGCAGTACTCGTCGTAAGTCTTAGCAGATTTCGCTCCTAAGGCCTCTTCGAGTTGTTTGACTTTTTCGTCAATTTGTTTAACCGTATGATTCAGTGCTTGTTTTACTTCGTAAGACATCATTCATCCCTTTTTGCTGGTGTCTTTTGCTTTTGTTGGCTCAACTGCTCTCTATGTTTAGTCATCTCAATGCCCATACGAAACCCCTGCTCTTCTTGCTGGGTCTGTCGTTGGTTTTCATTTTGCTGATGCTGTAGTGCAAGCTTGGCTCCCTCTGTCTCTTGGTTGGCCTCAATACGCTTGAGTTCAACTTGGATCTGAGCCATCTTCGCTTGCATATCAGCCATGTCTTTCTGAGCCTTACGTTGTAGGTCTTGCTGCTTGATCTGCAACTCTTGCTGCTGCATCTGGATTAGCGGATCTTGCTGCATTTCCTGATTCTGTTGTTGTTGGGCTTCTTGCTGGTTCTGCTGGAGAAGTTGCTGAGATGCTTGAGCCGCCATCCTAGAAACTTGGACTTCCATCTCAGGAGACATTTGTTCCTCATCCTTCTCCTCGTTGTATGGAGGTAAGGTCTGACCCATAGTCATCTCAACTTGCTTGCGGTACTCCATGCCCAAGTGCTCAAATACGTGAGCCATCATCGTGGCTTGTAACTGCTGAGCCATCTGAGGATTCATACCCACGATGCTTTGTACTTTTGGATCTTGCATCGCTGCCATGTGAACAGCAATGTGAGCCTGATGGTCTTGGTAGATGAACGCTTTGACCGGCTTGTTAGAGAGAATGTTCATGTTCTCTGTGACTGGGTCACGTGGCTTCATATCTTCTGCCATCGGCACAAGCTTCTGGTAGTTCTTAATACCGATCACGTCCAACATCTGTCTATGAAGCTGGGGTAAGTCATACAGTTGTGGCGCGGTTTGCGCCAACTGTAATGCCGCCTGATACTGGATAACCTTTTGGGCCATCGTTGCTGCATTAGGATCGCTAACTGGTATCACTTCTACGTAGTCATAGTCACTCTGTTTTGCGTGACGACTGCCTTCTTCTGGCTCATAGCTGTAATCAGACGGGGTGTAGTCGCGGATGATATCTTTGAGTAACTTGAACTCTTGCTTCATTGAGTAATGAACACGAGCCTGAATTGCACTCATGGTCTTCAACTGTCGCTCAAGAATTGCAAGCGTTGTACCTACTGGAGACTGAGCCGACATGTCAGAGATCTGCAAGTCAACAGTGCCTGCAAACTTACGGCCTTCATCAATGATTGTCTGAAGCAACGCCGCCAGAACCTGACTTGGTTCTTTGTACGGCAGCGCCATAATGTTGTCGCGGATCGTGCCACTTGGGACGTCCATGTCTCGAAACTCTCCGGGACTTATCGGAGTGTCGTCGCCCTTGGTACGAAGTCCTCGTGTTTTAAAACCACCCGGTAGGTTCGATAAAGTGCCAGCATCAACAAGCTGGCGGAGAATAGAAGTACCAGACTTGGCAAAAGCACCAATAAGATGGATAAGACCGAAACAATAGAATCCAAAGCCCGGAATATAGCCGTAATGCACAAAGTGAGTACGCTTGTGACACTGTTCATCTTCTGGTCTCCAGTTTCTACGAATCGCTAAAACTTCACCTGAACTCTTCTCGATAGTGACGATGTAAGGTAAGGCAATCCCTGTCTCTTCCCCGTCCTCATCCTTATGCTCATAGCCGGGCAAGTCCATCTCGACTTGTATCTCCAAGAGCTTGAAGCGGTCATCCTCAGACGCTCTGAAGCCAAGCTTCTCAGCAATCTTCTTCTCTACCTCATCCATTACATTGACTGGATCGCCTAAGTCAATATCTCGGTAAAAACCTTCATGCTGTAAACGCTTAAGTTCGTTGGCTGTTTTGCGCATAACATGTGTCACGCGCTCTGCTGAGTGCAGACTTGAAGCACCATAAGGCACAACCACGTCCTCTGCTGGCACATACATAGACACCTGACGATCCAAGCTAGGATCAAAATACACCTTCTTGAACGCATTGCCTGCCAGACCCAAGCCCCATAACATGCGCTCATGCTCGGGGCGGAACTCTTTCATCACGTCTGTAAGCTGGTAATTCATATCTGCCTGAACACGTTCAGCAGCTTTCTTCTTCTCAGGTGTTTCCTTACCAATGATCTGAGTCTTAACTGGGCCTGCTGCTGGGAACGTAGACATCATGGTCTCAGCTTGGAACTTCACTACAGACTCACTCAGGATGGGGTGGTAGACACCACATGCGCCGGGCCAAGGCTCCATACGCTCTTCGAGCTTCATGCCGAGCAACTCAAGACCATCTACATAGGTCTGGATCCAATCCTTACGACTGGAAACATCAGCTTCATACTCGCCAATGAGATCTCCTGATAAGCGAACTAGCTCGCTCTCATCCATGTCTTCAGCCAAGTTCTTACTAAACTCGTCTTCGTCTTCAGTCTCTTCTATGTCAACCTCAAAGCCCGGGCCTTTGATATTTACAGCCTCTGGGTCTTCGATTGTGATCTCAATCGGCTCTTCTTCCTCACCGAGTTGCTCTAAGCCTTGGGGTGCGTCTGTGTAGACAGCTTTGTCCATATTGGTTGCCATCATTTATCCTTAAATAAGTTTTCCGCGAGTCTTGCCACGAGAAGCAATCCCATCACCGCGACTGGAAGCGGTAACCTTACCGCCTTTTTTTAACGGTTCAAAATTACCGCTTTCTAAGTTATATCTCTCAACATCTTTTCTGCTTACAGCTCTATTTGACGGAACTTTTTCAATTGGAACGCGAAGCACATGGGTATCTTTGGAGGCGTTTGACTCCGTTCTCATGTTGTCAGTTTGAGTGAAGTACTTTTTCTGTTTTCCGCCTTCTTTAGGCAGCATGTACCCCGATTCTTTGATGGCCTCAAGCTCTGCTGGCCCTCTTACGTTTCGCACAGCATATTGACCTGAAGGCTTACCGCCCGGCATTTCTGCATAGATTGAATTCTCAACTTTAGGGCGCATGAATACCTCGGCCTTGTCTTTGATTTTGCCCATCAAAGAACTAAATCCTCCGCCTCCGCCACCGCCTTCAAGCAACTGCTCGTCTAGTCCCTTCTTTGATTTATCTCTAGCCATGATGTGTCCTTAATAGTACGCCGCTTTTTTGCGGAACATCTTCTTGACGAAAGTGTCTTCTGGCTCATCAGTCTCCAGACGGATAAACCCGCCCTGCCGGAATCTCAGCAGAGCCAGTGTTGTGGAGTCTACCAAGTCATCGTTCGCTCCGCTAGGGAAGTCGTTGCATTCTTCTATGACATCCTTCGCCCACCGTCTGTCCGGCGCAAAGACCACGCCTCCTTGGAACAGACTGGAAACCGCGTTTACCCGAGCAATCTTGTCCTGCCCTTTTCCCGGGGTGAACTCTCCCACTGGGATCCCCATTCTGCGCATCTCCTGATAGAGCACGGATCCGTTGGACTTCTTCTCAACCATGAACGCATCTGGTTGCCATTCCTTGTACTCCTCAAGCACCAGCGCTTTGAGGTCTGGGTACTCCAGACGTTTCTTGATTGCGTTTAGCAA